CATTGAAACCAGAACTGAAAAAAGAGAAGATGGTACAACTACTATAACAGGCCATGCTGCAGTATTTAATCAGCTTTCAAGTGATTTAGGTGGCTTTAGAGAAGTGATTGCCCCTAATGCTTTTGAAAATGTATTAAATGATGATGTAAGAGCATTGGTAAATCATGATCCAAATCTATTGCTTGCAAGAACTACAAGCGGCACTCTTAATTTAGAGCAAACAGATGAGGGATTACAGTACTCATTTGATGTGCCAGATACTACTTATGGTAGAGATTTAATAGTATCTATGGAGCGCAAAGATATAACCCAGAGTTCATTTGCTTTTACAATTGAGGAAGATAGCTGGGAAACTACAGCTGATGGAGAGATTAGAACTATAAACAAAGTTAAAAATCTTTATGATGTTTCTCCAGTAACTTATCCAGCTTATCCAAGTGCAGATGATTTAACTTTAGCAAAACGCTCATTGGCTATACACAAGGAAAAAGAAGAAAATAAAAAACAAGAAAAAGATTTGGTGCAGCGTTCTCTGGTTGCATTAAAGATAGAATTGAAAAAGAGAAAATAATAATTAAAAATTTTGAATAATGAAAAATAGTATTGAATTAAAAGAAATGCGTTCAGATATTATTGAAACTTTAGAGGGCATAAAAGAACTTGCTACTAAAGAGGAAAGAGATTTAACGCAAGATGAGAATAATGAAGTTGATGGCCTTTTAACAGAGGTTGACAATTTAGATTCTAAAATCGAAAGAGCAGAAAAAATGGAAACTATTAAGCGAAATGCTGCAGTAGTTTCTGGAGTAACTTCTACAAAAGTAGAAAAAGAGGTGAGAGATTATTCTTTCCAAGAGGCTTTATCTCAAGCTGCTAATGGAAGAATTACTGGCCTTGTAAAAGAAATGGATGAGGAAGCAAGAAGCGAATCAAGATATACTGGCCAATCATTTAAGGGCATTGGTATTCCATCAAGCATACTAACAAGAGCTGCTGTAGGTACTTCTGCAGGTAATGCTACTGAAGTAATGGCTTGGACTGATCAACTTGAGGCTAATTTAGTTTTGGCTTCTGCAGGTGCTAATTTTTACAGCGGTGTTAATAACATGAAATTCCCAGTATTTTCTTCTATTAACTCTGGATTCGTTGCTGAAACTGGTGGCTCTGCTCCAGCTGCAAACGGAACTGCTACATCTTTGACTTTAAGCCCAAAGAAATGTATCTCTATCGTAAATGTATCCGCTGAAGCTGTTACGCAAAATGCTTCTATTGAGGCTGCATTGAGAAGAAACATGGCTCAAAGCGTTGCTGCTACTATGGAATCAGCTTTTTTAGCTAATGATGATGTAACAAGTGCGCCAACATCTTTATTTAAGGATGCAACTTCTTCTGCTACTTCTGCTATTTCTGTAGCTAATGTAGAGAAAATGGAAACTGATGTACTTGCTGCTGATGTTGCTTTAGAGGGAGCAAGAATGGCTTATATCTTAAATCCAGCTGCTTACGCTGATGTTAAATCTTTAGCTCAAGTAGCAAGTGTTTCTGCATTGTATGATAACGCTGATAAAAGATTAAATGGATATTTCTCATTCATTACATCTAATTTGAACTCTGGTGGTACTGCTTCAAAAACAGCTGCTATGTTTGGAGATTTCTCTAAAGTACACGTAGCGCAATTTGGGGGCCTTGATGTGATATACGACATTTACTCTGGAGCTGGAACTGGAGAGCCAAGATATGTACTAACTTCACTTGTTGATGCTGGTGCTGTTCAAGCTACTACATTCCACAAGAATTTAGAAGCGTAATATTTAGGAATTAATAATTAAAGGGGTGGTATTAGCTACCATCCCTTTTTTTTAACTAAAAGAAAATGGCGAAAAGTTTTGTAATAGATACAGATGGCGGAACTGGAATAATAACTACATCAGAAGCAAAAGCGCATCTTAAAGTAGATACAACTGCAGACGATACTCTTATTGGTAATCTAATAGCTGCCGCTGTACAATCTGCTCAAATATTTACTAATAGATTTTTCATTGAATCTCAAATAATTCAATATGGAGATAAATGGGAAGATATTAGCTACTTATTCAAAAGTAAAGTTAATCAAGTAAGCTCTATAAAATATTATGACAACGATAACTCTTTACAAACTCTTTCTACAGATATATGGTTAGCAGATATAAATCATGAGCCTGCAAGGATAGGATTGAAGCCAGATAAAGATTTTCCGCAATTAGCACATAGAATAAATGCGATAGAGGTAACCTATAAAGTAGGTTATGGAGCAGCTGGAGATGTGCCCCAAGGAATAAAGCAAGCGGTACTTTTAACTATTGGAAATTGGTACCAAAATAGGGAACAAGTTGTAGTCGGAAGAATAGCTACCGAACTACCTAAATCGGCTCAATATTTATTAGAGCAGTACAAAGTGCAAACAATAGCTTTATGACAATAGGAGAGCTTGATAGGAGAGTAGTAATACAATACCCAGTTTATAGTAGTACTGACTATGGCAGCCATCAGATTTCTGAATTTAGAGATTTTAGAACTGTTTGGGCTAAAATAGATTGGGATGGTGGAAGTATAAAAAATGAAAGTGATAAAATTACTGGAATAACAAAAGTGGATTTTTACATAAGAAATTTGGATATGAGCGGATGGCTACAAAGTACGCAAGCTGATTCGGGGCCTACATTAAGCTGGCGAATAAAATATATGCAAGATAGTACTACAAAATATTACTATGTACATAACATTGAGCAAATAGAGGGCAGAGATGCTTTTCTTAAAATAACTACAGAACAAAAGGATTAATGGCAAACTTCGGTAAAAAAACGCAACAAATGAAATCAGCTGTAAAGCTGATGGGAGCAAAAGAGATTGCAGATATGTTTGGAGATTTGCCAAAACAAATTAAAAGGCACAATGTTTGGAAAGCGCTTTGGAGAGAAGTAGGAAAAGATGCTTTAAGAGATGCAAAAAATTTAGCTCCAAGTTTAGGAGATAGCAAAAAGGTAAGTAAAAAAACAAAAAGAGAGGGAGTAGTTTATCCCCCAAATAAAGGATTAAGAATTAAAAAAGGAACTCTAAAAAAGAGTATTCATTTTTTTACAACAAGAGATAGTAAAAATTATTTAGGGCTTTATTTAGGCCCAAGAGTAAAAAGAAGTTATGGAAAAAACAAGGGTGGCTACTATGGCGCTTGGCTTGAATATGGGGATGAAGTAATGCATTTTGGAAAATATAAAAGTAGAGCTACAAAATTTATGGCTCCAGCTTGGAATAGAAATAAGGTTAAAATGATGAGTACAGCTTTTACAAAAGCTGGAGAGGTGGCAGCAAAAGCTATAAAAAGGCATGAAAAAAGGCTGCAAAAATATGGAAGATTAGGCTATTAAAATGAAAATAGGTTTAGCAATTTATAATATTTTATCTCAAGATTCTGATGTAGCAGCATTAGCAGGTACAAGAATTTATCCTAATGTTGCAAAGCAAGGAAGTACATTTCCTTTTATAGTTTATCAAACTACTAATGTAACTCCTAATGATACTAAAGATGGAGTAAGTACAGTTGATGAAAATAGTTTTGATGTTTTATGTTTTGCTGACAATTATTCTGTTGCTGTAGATTTAGCACAAAAAGCCAGGATCGCTTTAGATAGAAAAACAGGAACTTATCCTACATCTGGAGTGCAAGTGCAAAGCATACAATTTACAAGCTATGATGAGGATTTTGAAATAGAGGGAGATGGAATGGGGTTATATGTGCAAACTTTATCTTTTGTATTAAGGCAAATAAATCCAGTATCTAATTAAAAATATAAAAATGAAAACTTATAAAATAATAAAAGAGTGGGAATTTAGTGTAGGTAAAACTTTTAAGGTAGGGAGAATGGTATGCTTAAATGATGATTTAGCTAAAAAAGCAATGGAAAAAGGTTATATTGCAAAACCGAAAAAGAAAACTAAAAAAGTAAAGAAAAATGGCTGAACTAACTGTACAACAAATAACAGAAGCAGGAGGAGCGGCAACTTATGTAGCTGCAAATGCAGGGGGAGATACTGCAGATAATAATGGCAACTTATTTCTCCATATTAAAAATGGTGGCGGCAGTGAGATAACAGTTACAATAACTGCTCAAACTACATCTGTAGAATCTGGAGCTTATGGAGAATTAACTAAAGCTAATGCAAGTGTAGCAGTAGCAGGAAGCGGAGAGGCATTTATTGGAGGCTTTGCTCCAGCCGCTTTTAATGATGGAGATAGTGAGATAGCAATTACTTATAGTGCTGTTACAAGCGTTACAATTGCTGCTCTTTATGTATAAACAATAATAATTAACAAATAAAAAAAATAGAAAAATGGCAATACTTAATGGAACGGACTTAAAAGTTTATGATAGTTCAACAAATAT